TCACAGGCTATCTTTATTTTGTTTCCTATCTTCGTAGTATCGAAAACAGATATAATTCACTGATACGACAGTCACCAATACAAAAGCAGCAATAAATTCTTTCTTGCTAACTTCAATGCTATCTATAAGATACAGTGTTGTCCATAAGGCAATGAACATCATGGCATACTGTATCACTTTAATCTTTTTCATTTCTTCCGTTTTTTAGATTTAACTTTCCTTCCCGCACATCGGCAATGAAGTAATACTTGAGCAGCATTACAATGCCACTTGCCGTTTTGAACATTAGTGGGCTTATCACTTTCAATCTTACCCGCTTCTATAAGATTCATCAATTTCTTTTCCCCACCCACATAATACGCAGACTTATCTTTTCCAAACGTTTCTGTAGAAAACAGACGGAGAATATTATCTAGCAATATTTCAGCCATTTCACCTCTGATCATCTCAACAAGCAAGGTAGTTATGCAATTCTGGTTACTATAAACTGCATATTTTTTACATCTGACTTTGTTTTCCAAGCCATTCCTTCAGCTTTTTCTTTATAAAGCCGAGCATTCAATGTATTAGTTACAGACGGTTTCTGAACGATAGGAAATACTTCTATTGCACCAACATCCATACTCCGTAATACATCAATTACGTTACGTCTCTGAATATCCTTTTCCATACAATCTAATTTTAAATTAAACATTGAAGCGATGAACGGATTCGAACCGCCGACCTCTGCTTGTGGTGCTCTTCCATTAAGCTAAGAGTATTTCTTGAGAGACTCGAACTCTCAACCATCCACCACACACAGCGCTCTAACCTGCCTGAGCTACATCACCTTTATATACATAAAGCAAATACCTCGATTTGCCGACAAACGTCTAACTGATTTAGTTTTACAACGATACGGCTTGACCATTAACCACAGCATTATATCGTTGAGAAGCCCGCCTACGTCAGTAATCCCTTTCGGCACGTGTCGGCTTCCAAAACACCATTTTACCAATATGTCAAAGAACTCTTCTCTGTTGTTCCCAGTCTCCCTTCAAGGGCAGGCTCAAAGACCGGACTGGGTACCGGATAACCGGCGGTTTGGTTTGACTTTAGTGAGGGTTAGAGAATACTTTGGTTGTTCTTCAAAACTATGTCCATTAAGTTTCGTTGCGATTCAATAAATTTCTTCAAATCATCACATTGGGAAACTTTCTCTCTATAAAATCCACGTTCTGATTCTAAATCTCGTTTGAGTTTTTCATTTTCACCTCTCAAAGAGCTGATCAACGCGTCTCGTTCTTCAATCACAGCTTCATATTTGTCTCGCTGTGTTTCTAGTTCGGTTCTTTTATCCATTGTTGTATAATTTGATTAATCTCCGACGTAATGTGCACCGTAATGAGTACTATTTGGGTTGTAGTAAGCGGAAGCGGGAATATTAAGGTTATTATATTCCTTGCTGGGTGTAGCTTTGGCAGTCTTGCTCATAGCTTCATGTCTTTCAGCTAAAAATTTATCAGTTCTTGATTTCACTGCTTCCGGTGAGAAACTTTCTTGGAGTTTTGCGAAGCTCCATGCAGATTTTAAACACTCTGAAAATGTTTTTCCACCCTTCTTGTAATTGCGGTGTGCAGACTTCATTATTTGTGATAAATTGTAGCTCATAATCGTTATTTTTTAATTGGTTTTATCAATCATTTTTTGTATGTTTGTATGATTGATTGATTTATGATGCAAATATAATCGCATTTGCGTTATTTTAAAAACAAAAAACTTTTTATTTTATCGCATTTGCGTTTTATTAACTTTTGATTGATTGGATTTATGACAAATAACAACACTATTAATGGAAGAATTAGAGAAATAATTCTGTCTGCCGGCATTACAGATAGCGCATTTGCGAAAAGAATTGGTGTAACACAATCTGTAATAGCATCAATGTTTCAACGTGGAACAGAACCTTCCGCTAAGGTATTAACTTCAATTCTACTAACCTATGAAGATATTTCTGCTGAGTGGTTACTTCGCGGAAAAGGTCAAATGCTACTTTCAGAAGTAACACCTGACCCAAACATAGAACAAATGAAACGCTTGGTAGATACGATCACTACCTTGCAAGGTATAATCACCGAACAAACTAAAACGAATCAGTT